CTATCTACAGTCCAAGATGCAAAAGAGGTTTTAGAGAAACTATATAAGTCTAGCTAGAACTAATCTTCAAAAGCAACAAACCCAGTCTACTGTTAATTCATAATGTTGTCAACGTTATGATTTACTGTTATAATATCCTCAGTAGATAAATGTTTATTATGCCCTTCTCATATACAACTATGCCAAGACCTAAAAAATCAGAACACTATGTAAACAATAAAGATTTTTTAGCTGCTTTGGAACAGTATGCAATTGATGTTGCGAGGGCAAAAGAAAGAGAACAACCAAAACCAAGAATTCCAAGATATATTGGAGAGTGTTTTTTAAAGATCGCTAATCATTTGTCATATAAACCAAACTTCGTGAACTACATGTTCAAGGATGATATGATCTGTGATGGTATTGAAAACTGTGTAAGGTATATCCACAATTTTAATCCAGAGAAATCTAAAAATCCATTTGCATACTTCACTCAAATTATCTACTATGCATTCTTGAGAAGAATTCAACAAGAGAAGAAGCAATTGGAAATAAAAAACAAGATTTTAGAGAAGACCAATTTTGATGAAGTCTTTGACTCCAACGACCTTGACGCAAGCAATTATTCAGAATACAATAGTATCAAGGATAATGTACATTCCAAACTTAGAAACTAATGCGTGTAGCAGTTATTACTGATACTCACTATGGTGCAAGAAAAGGATCTAAACTTTTTCATGACTATTTTGAGAAATTTTATAATGATGTTTTCTTTCCAACTTTAGACAGGGAAAAAATCACCACTGTAATCCACATGGGTGATGCCTTTGATAGTAGGAAAGGTATAGAATTTAAAGCACTAGAATGGGCAAAGAGAGTTGTTTTTGAACCACTCAAAGAAAGAAATATAACCATGCATCTGATGGTAGGAAACCATGATGCTTATTATAAAAATACCAATCATATCAATTCAGTAGATCTTCTTTTGAATGAGTATGATAATGTCATTACTTACTCAGAACCAGCAGAAGTAGTAATTGATAATCAACCTATATTATTCATTCCTTGGATCAATGAAGAAAATAAAGAAAGCACTTTCAAATGCATTGAAAATTCAACTTGCAAGTGTGCGATGGGGCACCTTGAACTCAATGGATTTAGAGCTCATAAAGGACTCGTCATGGATCATGGTATGGAAAGCAAACTATATCAGAAGTTCCAGCGGGTATTTTCGGGTCATTACCATACAAGATCAGATGATGGAAAAATCTTCTACATAGGAAATCCATATGAGATGTTTTGGAGTGATGTGAATGATGATAGGGGATTTGTTATTTTAGATACTGATGACTTTGGTTTTGATTATGTAAATAACCCATACAAACTCTTTCATAATATCTACTACGAAGACACACCATATCAAACCTTTGATGCTACTCAATATTGTAATAAAATTGTAAAAGTTATTGTAAAATCTAAGACTAATGTCTCATCATTTGAAAAATTTATTGATAAATTATATGATGCTAAAGTATCAGACTTAAAGATTGTAGAAAATTGTGATTTCAATAATGGATACTTGACTAGAGATGCTGATGTAGAAACAGAAGACACCTTCTCTATCTTGAATAGATATATTGAGGAGGTAGAGTTTTCTCTTGATAAATCAATAGTTCAATCTTTGATTAAAGAAGTTTATGAGGAAGCATGTGAGATAACATAATGTTTATTATTACAGTTGCAGGAAAAGAAAAAGATGGTGCATATTCTGTAGTAGATGATGAAGGAGAACAAGTCCTTTACATCTTTGAAGAAGAAGATGATGCAATGAGATATTCCATGCAGCTAGAAGAACTTGACTATCCTCTTATGCATGTGATAGAAATAGACGATGAACTAATGGTCCACACATGTGAGACACATGGACACAGATATACTATTATATCTAAAAATGATATTGTGATTCCCCCAGATAAACCTGATGATACTGTTTAAATCAATTTCATGGAAGAACTTCCTTTCAACTGGGAATCATCCAACTAGCGTTTGTTTTGATAATTATAATACATCTTTAATTATTGGATCAAATGGGGCAGGTAAATCAACTATTCTTGATGCGCTTACTTTTTCTTTATATGGAAAGTCATTTAGGAAGATTAATAAAGCGCAACTTATTAATACTACAAATGAAAAAAATTGTTTTGTAGATATTGAATTTTGTGTTAATAATGTAGATTGGAAAGTAGAAAGGGGAATCAAACCAAATATTTTTAAAATCTATAGGGATGGTGAAGAATTAGATCAAAGTTCTTCTGCTATAGATCAACAAAAATGGTTAGAACAAAATGTTCTTAAAATGAACTATAAGTCATTTACTCAGATTGTAATTTTGGGTAGTAGTTCTTTTGTCCCATTCATGCAACTACCAACTAATAGTAGGAGAGAGGTTGTAGAAGATTTATTGGATATTAAAATCTTTTCTTGTATGAATGAGATTGTTAAAACAAGAATGCGTCTGGTTAAAGATGAATTAAGAACACTTGAGTTGAAGAAAGAAAGTTTAAAAGATAAAGTTGACATGCAAAAAAACTTTATCCAACAGATTGAAAATCAAAGTAAAGATGATGTAAATAAAAAAAATGATGTAATTAATAATCTGATAGATGAGATGTCAGGTTATATGAAGAAGACTGAGTATCTTGATGAAGAAGTTAAAGCAACTCAATTATCTCTTCAAAATTTTGAAGGGGCCACTTCTAAACTTAAGAATTATGGTAATATAAAAGGTAAACTATCTCAAAAAATTTCTGGTATTGTAAAGGAACATAAATTTTTTACAGAAAATAAAGTTTGTCCTACATGTGATCAAAACATAGAAGAAACATTTAGAGTAAATAGAATTAGTGATTCTCAATCTAAAGCAGAAAAATTGCAGGAAGGGTATCAAGAACTTCTTCAAGCAATTAAAAATGAAGAAGAGAGAGAATCTCAATTCAAACAATTATCAGGAGATTTAAGTAAATTACTTAATGGCATTACTCAGAACAATTCTCAAGTCAATGGTTGTCAAAAACAAATCAAAAGACTTAAACATGAAATTCAAACTGTTACCAATCAAGTTGAAAACAGAAATATTGAACATGAAAAGTTAGAGAATTTTAGGAGTAGTCTTCAAGATACATTTGAAAGTATTTCAGATAAAAAAGAAAATGTAACCTATCTTGATTTTACTTATAATTTATTGAGAGATGGTGGAGTAAAAACCCAAATCATTAAAAGGTATCTTCCTGTTATTAATCAACAGGTTAACAAGTACTTGCAGATGATGGATTTTTATATCAACTTAAAACTTGATGAAGAATTTACAGAGACAATTGAAACTCCCATCCATGAAGATTTTACTTACTCTTCTTTTTCTGAGGGAGAGAAAATGAGAATTGATTTGGCACTCCTGTTTACCTGGAGAGAGGTGGCAAGAATGAAGAACTCTGTTAATACTAATCTATTGATTATGGACGAAGTATTTGATAGTTCTCTAGATGGATTTGGAACAGAAGAGTTTCTTAAGATTATAAGATTTGTTATTAAAGATGCTAATGTTTTTGTAATCTCTCATAAGGATGGACTTGAAGATAAGTTTGATAATGTGATAAAATTTGAAAAGCAAGGTAATTTCTCTAGGATAGAACCATGAATGTTCCAAATTGGCAGCATCATTCCAATAAACAACAGAAAGTTCATCTAAAACCTCAAGCAATTAGACAACGTAAAGAAGCATTACAATTTTTGAAGAAAAAGTTTAATGTGACAACAACTTCATTAAGTTAGCATACGCTGACTAAATAGTAGAGTGAGAGAGGTAAAATTATGCATAACCTGGTGTCTAGAAATGAATTAGCATCTTGGAGATGGGATGAAAAAAATTCATCAAATGAAAAATATGATCAAGTGTCTGATTATTTTCAATGCATTTCAGAATGCGGTATCATAGATCAAACAGCAAGGAGGTTTTGCAGACACATCCTAACTGAAGAATAACTTCAAATCACAAAACATAAGGAGAACAAAACCAAAGCCCCCTGCACCTTAAATAGTGTGGGGGGTTGGTGCGTGTGACAGTTTAGTTAGTGGTTGCAATGGGTTTTAAAACCTGTTGACCTGTGTATAATAAAGATATCAGCAAGAGACTTATGGCAATCAACTATGAAATCAAGTCCCAGTTGGCAAAATTGCTTGCTACTGAGGACCTGGTGGTTGAGCATAAGAATGTTGCCACAGCACAGTTTAATGTAGAGCATAGAGTATTGACCCTTCCTATGTGGAAACGTGCTTCTAACAGTGTTTATGACATGCTGGTGGGTCATGAAGTGGGACATGCTCTCTTTACACCTAATGATTGGTCTTTTGAGCGTAAGGTTCCTCAGCAGTTTGTAAATGTGACTGAGGATGCACGTATTGAGAAACTTATGAAACGTAAGTATGCAGGAATTAAAAAATCTTTTTACTGTGGGTATGAAGAATTAGCAGGACAAGATTTCTTTTGTATTGATGGTGAAGATGTTGATAATATGAACCTGGCAGATCGTGCAAACCTTCATTTCAAGATTGGTCAGTTTATTGATGTATCATTTCATAATTTTGAAGAGAGTAGGATTATAAAACTAATTAGAGATGCTGAAACATTTGAGGATGCTGTTGAAGCAGCAAAGCAATTGTATGCATATTGTAAGAAACCAAAGACTGAATCACAACCTATAGCGACTCCACCTTCTCAAGATGGACAACCTGGTGGTGAAGAAATGACTCATGAAGAAATGCTTGAGGAAGCAGAAAAGCGTGAGTCTGAAAATGAAGCATCTGATGATATTGATGAACAATCTTCTAATGATTCTGAAACTGTAGAAAATACTAAAGAAGGTGATAAAGAACCAGAGGTTGAAACTGATAGTGCCTTTGAAGAGGGTATTGAAGACCTTAATGGTAATATGAGTGATGATGGCACTGGATATTATGAGATTCCTGAAATTGATATTAATAAAATTGTTGTTCCCTTTGATGAGATTCAAAAAAAGTTTGAATGGTCAGAAGATGTTTATGCATCTGTAGAGAGATGTTTTGAATATGCTGATAGTGAATATAATAAATTCAGAAAATCTGCTTCACGTGAAATCAACTATCTTGTAAAAGAGTTTGAATGTAAGAAATCTGCTGATGCTTATGCACGTTCTGCTACTTCAAGAACTGGTGTTCTTGATTGCTCTAAACTTCACACTTACAAATACAATGAAGATTTATTTAAGAAAGTAACTACTCTTGCTGATGGTAAGAATCATGGACTAATTTTTGTTCTTGATTGGTTAGGTTCAATGGCAAATTCAATCATTGATACAATTAAACAACTCTACAATCTAATCTGGTTCTGCAATAAATGTAATATCCCCTTTGATGTCTATGCTTTCACAAATTCATATATGAGGGGAGAGGAGAAAGAGATTGAGCATATCTGGGAAGAAGGTAAGTTTATTATTGATGGATCATTCAAAATGATGAATCTTCTTTCTAGTAATATGAAAAGGAAGGATTTGGAAAAGCAGATGCAATCTATATTCAGAATGGTATTTGGTTTTAGAAATTATGTACCATATAATTATCCAGCAGAGTTTAGTCTTTCTGGCACTCCTCTTAATGAAGCAATTCTGTCACTTCATAAGATTATCCCTGCCTTCAACAAAATGCATGGAGTACAGAAAACTCATTGTTTTGTCCTGACTGATGGTGAAGCTAATTCTTTGATGATTGCTAGGGAGAATGTTTATGGTGGTCCAGGCGCTAAGCACATTACTGCTATGAATTCTTATCTTAGGAATAGAAAGACTGGATATACCTATCAGATCCAATATGAATATTATAAGTTTACTCAAGTTCTTCTTGAGAATCTGAAACAGGAAAACAAGGATGTAAACTTTATTGGTATTCGTCTATGCCCACCAAGAGAGATGAATCAATTTGTCAGAAGGTATGAAATAATTGATGATGTAATGGCTAAAAAAATGAAGAAAGACAAATTCTATGATATTAAAAATACTGGATATACATCCTACTTTGCTATGCAAACATCTGCTTTGAATAATGATGCTGACTTTGATGTTGAGGAAGGTGCTTCCAAAGCAAAGATTAAATCTGCCTTTGTTAAGAATTTGAAAACTAAGGCACTAAATAAAAAAGTCCTTGGTAAATTTATCTCTCTAGTAGCATGAAAGAAAATTGGAGAGAAATTGCAAAGGGTGCAGAGAAAGATCCAAAGGTGATTAAAATCCTTGAGGATGGTCCTAAATCTCTTGGTCAGGCATATCTACTTCAAGCCATGAGATACAAGTATGGACAGTCAACAAAGTGACACTAAGGGTCTTAAGACCCTTTCTTTTTGCCCTACAATGACTTCAGTTAAACAAAATACATGGCACTCTCCACAGAATACATTCTGTCTTCTCTAAACAATCTTTATGGATCTGAAATTGTAGCTGCTGATGTTCGTGCTTGGTGTTCTATGAATGACACCACATATCAAACTGTAACTAAGAAACTGGATATTTTTAAAGTTGGTCGTGGTAAGTGGAATTTGACTGTTAAAGAAAAACTAGAAAAAACATATGTGTCTCCTGCTGCTCTTCCTGCTGTAGAACAAAATCTTATTCCTGAAAAAGATGATACTTTCGTCAACTTTGGTAATTTTCTCGATATCAAAAAAATTATTAAGTCCAACTTATTCTACCCTACATTCATTACAGGTCTTTCTGGTAATGGTAAAACATTCTTTATTGAACAAGCTTGTTCTCAACTCAAAAGGGAACTAATTCGTGTCAATATTACAATTGAAACTGATGAAGATGATCTTATTGGTGGGTTTCGTCTTGTCAATGGTGAAACCATCTGGCATAATGGTCCAGTCATTGAAGCCCTTGAACGTGGAGCAATCTTGCTCCTTGATGAAATTGACCTTGCCTCAAACAAAATCCTTTGCCTCCAATCTATTCTTGAAGGAAAAGGGATTTTCCTCAAGAAGATTGGCAAGTTCATTGCGCCCACAACAGGTTTCCAAGTATTCGCAACCGCAAATACTAAAGGAAAGGGGAGTGATGATGGACGATTCATTGGTACTAATGTGCTCAATGAAGCCTTCCTTGAAAGGTTCCCAGTAACCTTTGAACAGGCATATCCATCACCTTCTGTTGAGCAGAAGATCCTAGAGGGTGTATCTGACACTATAGGAGTCTCTGATAGTGAGTTCTGTAAGTATCTGTGTGATTGGGCAGACATCATTCGTAAGACTTTTTATGATGGAGGTATTGAGGATGTTATCAGTACAAGGCGTTTAGTGCATATCATTCGTGCTTATAGTATCTTTGGTGATAAAGAAAAAGCAATGAAAGTTTGTATTAATCGCTTTGATGATGAAACCAAACAAGCATTCATGGAATTGTATGATAAGGTGGATGCTGATTTTGAAATGGTTGACATGGAACCTTCTGCTTGATATAATTAATGATAAACGCTTGGTCACTACTTTATGAGGAATTGAAAATGAGTGAAAACTTTGAAACACGTTATGAGGATAGTATGGTAGGTAATCCTATGGGAGCAGAATCATCATCAGATACTATTAATTTTAGTAGTGATATTGTTGCTGCTGCACCAGTTCCAATGATTTTTGGTGCAGAGGGTGAAGATCATATCTCTTTTGATCTACCAGAACCTTCTAATCCTCCAATCACTAGTAGGAGGAAGTATAGTGAAGATGTAATCATTAAAGAGTTGCAAGATTACATTACTAGAACATATGATCAGCATTATTCTGCTGGTGATGATAAGATTCAAACTCTTGATCTGATTGAAGCTTGTGGTGATGGTGAAGCATTCTGTAGATCCAACATCCTTAAGTATGCATCAAGATACGATAAGAAGGGTACTGCCCGTCGTGACATTATGAAGATTCTGCATTATGCTGTACTTCTAATGCATTTTAATGATAAAAATGCTCAAAATGAAACCTACCCACAGTGAGATGAAACTGAAACCTACAACTATGAAACTGTCTGAAACCACTGTCAATCTACTGAAGAACTTCTCTTCAATCAATCAGTCAATTCTTTTTAAAGAGGGTAGTAAACTTCGCACTATTAGTGTCATGAAGAATATCCTTGCTGAAGCTAGTATTGAAGAAGACTTCTCAAAGGATTTTGCAATCTATGACCTGAATCAATTCCTCAATGGTCTATCACTTCATTCTGATGCAGAACTTGATTTTAAAAATGATGGTTATGTGATGATCAGAGAAGGCAAGATGCGTAGCAAGTATTTCTTTGCTGACCCATCTGTAATTGTTGCACCACCAGATAAGGACATTACTCTTCCAACAGAGGATGTATGTTTTATTCTTACAAGTCAACAACTAGAGAAACTCAAGAAAGCATCATCAATCTATCAACTACCTGATATCTCTGCTGTTGGTGAAGCAGGAGTAATCAAATTGGTTGCACGTGATAAGAAGAATGATACCTCTAATGATTTCTCCATCATTGTTGGGGAAACAGATAAAGAGTTTGTTTTCAACTTCAAAGAAGAGAATCTTAAGATTGTTCCTGGAACTTATGATGTAATTGTTTCTGAAAAACTTCTTGCTAAGTTTACCAACCAAAACATCAATGTAACTTATTATATTGCTTTAGAACCAGACTCTACTTTTGGATGAGATGAGTGAAGACTCTTTACATATGCCAAATTGGTGATAGTGAATGTTTAACTCATGATGGTTATATACAGATTGGTATATTTAATCACTCTGTTGAAAAACATCTTGAGTTAAATCCTACTATTGATTGGCAGATAACATACTGGATGCCTGATGTATTTGCTAATAGGTACAAAAGAGTGTCTTTTCAAAAAACTGAAAAGAAGAATGAAGGCAGTCCTAAAACAGATAATGCAGGACAAGGTTCTGCAGAGTTTGGTTCTAAACCAAAAGGATGTAATAAATTGGAGGATAAATGACTAGAAATGTTGATGTTTTAATGAGGATCACTGGAAGTGCTCTAGTCATCATTGCCTACTTTACTGTCCTTCATGTCAATGTAGTGGTTGGTGTAATTACTCATTTTGTAGCAGATCTTATTTCAGTTCCTTACTTTATTCGCACAAAGTCCTGGGATGTGGTTATAATGTTGGTATTCCTCCTTACAATTTCTGTTTCTAAATTATTATGAACATTTTTGTGACTGACCCTAATCCCTGGCAATCTGCCAGAGTGCTTCCAGACAAGCACATTGTCAAGATGCCTCTAGAGACCTGTCAGATGCTTTCTATTGTGTGTTCTGACAAGTGGGGGCATGGGTTTGGAACCATCCCTAGGGCAGATGGAGAACCCTACAAGACCACCTCAGGTGCCTTTAGAAATCATCCATGCACCATTTGGGCAAACTCCTTTGTAACCAACTGGCAGTGGTTGCTTGCTCATGGTTTTGGATTATGTGAAGAATATGCTGCAAGATATGGTAAGGTTCATACTTGTTACAATAGTCTTCTAGCAGCAAAGGAAATACTTCCTACTGCAGATCCACAAGGTCTCAGTGGAAAGGACACAACTCCTTTTGTATTTGCTGGACCTGATGAGTTTAAGTATGATACAAGCATTGATATCTTCACTGCTTACAAGATGTATATTTCATCTAAACCATGGGTAAAAGATAATTATCTTCGTATCCCAGATCGTAAACCTGACTGGATATAATGAGACATATTCTTTTTACCCTGAAAGGTTGTCCTTTTGATTTACTTGATGACAAAGAGTTCATAAGAATGGTTTTGTTTAGAGCATCAAAAGAATGCAAGTCAACATTACTTGACTTGACAGTACATAAATTTGATCCTCAAGGTGTGACTGGAATTGCTATGCTTGCTGAGAGTCATCTCAGTATCCATACTTGGCCAGAGAATGGTATGGCAGTTTGTGATGTCTTTACTTGTGGGGATAGTGCTATGCCTGAAAATGGTGTAGAATATATGAAAGAACAATTGAAGGCAACTGATATTGTGTCTAATGAATTTGTTCGTCCTTTGGAATGATTATGAGTCGCAGTGAATTTGTTTGGGTTGAGAAGTATCGCCCTAAAACCATTGATGAGTGTATACTTCCTGATAATATTAAAAAAACTTTTAATGATTTCCTAGATAAAGGGGAGGTCCCCAATCTTTTGCTTTCAGGACCACCTGGATGTGGTAAAACCACAGTAGCTAAAGCATTATGTCATCAATTAGGAGCAGACTATTATGTCATCAATGGATCCGATGAAGGACGATTCCTTGATACTGTCAGAAACAATGCAAAGAATTTCGCTTCGACCGTCTCGCTTTCGTCAGATTCTAAACACAAAGTCATCATCATTGACGAAGCTGACAACACAACCCCAGATGTACAACTCTGTCTTAGGGCGTTTACTGAGGAGTTCATTGGCAATTGCAGATTCATCTTCACCTGCAACTACAAAAACAAAATCATCCAACCACTTCATTCCCGTTGCTCAGTGGTTGAATTTGGAATTAGAGGAAAAGAAAGACAACAACTTGCAGGAGGATTCTTCAAAAGACTCCAAGAAATCCTGGATAAGGAAGGTGTTGGATATGACCAAAGAGTATTGGCAGAGTTAATTAATAAGCACTTTCCTGACTGGCGTAGGGTGCTTAATGAATGCCAGAGGTATGCTTCTGGTGGAGAGATTGATTCTGGTATCCTTGCAAATTTTGCTAATGTTAAAACAGATGATCTCTTTAAGTGCCTCAAGAGTAAAGACTTTTCTAAGGTCAGAAAGTGGGTGGTGGACAATTTGGATAATGATCCTACTGTTCTTCTTAGGTCTGTTTACGATGCTTGTTATGCATCCTTGGAAGGTGCTGGGATTGCTGCTGCTGTGCTCATTATTGCTAAGTATCAGTATCAAAGTTCATTTGTTGCAGATCAAGAAATAAATATGCTTGCCTGTCTAACAGAAATTATGGTAGAGTGTGAGTTCAAATGAAGTTTAAAGCACTAGTATTCATCCGTCTAAGGTCACAGGTTGATGACTCTCCTGGCAATGCCGTGAGAGATGCCTGTAAGCGATTGTCTGAACTAAATATCAAGAAACTTAGATTGGGTAAAGTAGTTGATGTTTGGTTAGAAGCAGAGACTAGAGAGTATGCTGAGAAGGAACTTGAAATGCTTTCTGATAGATTCCTTGCTAATAAAGTCATGGAAGACTGGGACTACGAATTAACTGAGATTGAAAGTTTCCCC